TTTAACTGAATTAACAAGACCTCTTGTGTAACCCGCTGATGCAAACCAAGGGAATGCGATGTTATCAGTTAATGCTAAGTTTCTACAAACTTCACCAGTTGCTGGTAAGTAGATTTGAGTATTGTTAACAGTATCTCTTGTTAATATCCAAGGATAGTAAGTTGCTGTGTAGTTAGAATCGATTCCTGTGTTATCAAGAGAATCTACAGCTTCTTGTGGATAAACAATCAATAAAGGGTCTGTAGCATCTGGTGAAAACATATCATAGTCCGGAGTTGTTGTGATATACACAGAATCCGCTCTTTGGAATTGAATCATATCGATTGCTGCCTCAACTAAGTTTGAGTTATCTATATAGTTAATTGATGCAGTTGCAAACACGTTAATGTTTGTAGACTCGGGGTTAGCGTATGTTAAGATACCAAGTAAGTAAGCGTAGTAGTCAGTGTTAGCAAAATCACTTCTGTTATTCTGAACAACAATTCTCTTGAATAAACCATCACCTGTTGCTGTTGGGTATCTTTGGTCAGGTGCGAAACCTGCTAAGAAACCTGAAGCACCTAATTGGAATCTATCTTCATTAGTTCTAAATTCTCTATAGATATCCCATCCGTCAAATCCACCCGCAAAACAACAAGTGTATTTTCTAGCGTAGATGAAATAGTAAGGGTTCTCTTGAGATTCAGGGTCATTTCTAAATTCAGCAACTCCACACTCATAAGCCGTTTGACCACTTGTATCGTAAACGTTTCCAATAGATACAACAGTTGCACCTGAGTCCATGTGGAAACCTTTTGAAAGGTAGTTCCAAGGAATAGAATCAGTTGCTTGTGCCCAATCAGTTGTTGGATTTTGTTGACCTTTATATTGTAAGAAAGAATCATCAACACCAAACTGAGTTGAGAAACCTAAATATGTTCTTCTAACCACATCACCAGGAGACTCTACTGTGTTTGAACCACCAGAGTTAGTTCCGAATGGAGGGTTATAAATAACTTCACCTGGGAAGTAGTATTTTGTTTTGTATACAATCATAGGAGAAGGATTCGACATTGAATCATATTCTCTCTGTGTATATCCATTGAAACCACAAGGTAAAGCATCTATAGGAGCTCCGTCAGCCATTTCAACCATGATGTATTTTGATACTAAAGCATACTCGCCATTTGAAGTCCCGATTCTAACACCAATAAAGTTGTTAGTTGCTGGGTCCAATGTGCAATTTGTGTATTTTTCAATTACCACAGGATTTTGGTCTGTATCAAAGAAATCTCTAACTAAAACATCAAATGTCATATTGTTAAAAGAAATGTTTGCAATTGAAACTTTTACCTCAGTATTAGCAGCATCTCCGTCTGAGATTGAAATGAATCTAAATAAGTTGTAAACTCTATTACCTCTTAACTCAGATACAAAAAAAGGTGTTTGTGGTGATTGATATTGTTGTAATTTCCAAGCAATAGTTGTAGTTGATGTCGTATCTCTAGCTTCAGGTAATGCAACCAAGTCACAGTTTAAACCTCTGATGTAACTTTGGTTAAATGCATAATTTAAAGAACCTGGATAAATTTCTTCAACAAACAAAGGAACTTCATTTCTTGATTTTCCAAAGTTATCAACACCTAATACCTTAGTAAGATACTTAGAAGAAGAAGCTAATAAAGAAGTCTCGAAAGAGAAAATGTCATTATCTTTAGTCACCCCTGAAAGTAAGAAAGTTCCAAAAGGATTTTTAGTAACACCTGAATATTGGTCATTACAAACTAACTGAACATCAGTCGTTCCTGTAACTTCATAGACTGGTCCGTGATTAAGACTTGCAGAACTATTAGTGTAAAGAGAAATACCTCTTGAACGTAAAGTTGCAACAACCATATTATTATATTCTTCAAATGCAGTTCCTGAGAACGTATAAGAGTTACCTGATACTGTTCCACTATAAACGGTTCCACCTAATGAAACTAAATTATTTACCACATAATCAAATGAATATCCTGAATAGTTGTTACCACTTGGAATATCGAAAGTTGCATAAAACCATGGGTCGTTATCTGCTGCAGATAAATCATTGAATAATAAATTAGTTGAATCACTTCCAAACGCATTAACAATTGTTGTATAACCTGATAAATTCGAATAATCAGTATCAGGAATTGACCCGTAAACAACTGCTGTTGTTGCAGACAAAGAAGGAGTATCTATTATATTACCAACGTATGTATTAAAACCTTCAGCATATGTTGAAGTTGAACCGTTTGATAACCTAAATTGAACATTTAAGTTTTGTAAAACGGGTGTTGGTAATGCTCCACTAACGAATGTTATTGTATTTGCAGATGACGAACCCGTAAAACCTGCTGTCCAAGTCGATGTTGCAACCGCAGAACTAAGACCTATTGTTGTTGGGTCTGGGTTTGCAGTTACTCTTATACTCCATGATGGACCTGCATCATATCCAGATAAACCAAGAATTCTTGTGAAGAACATTTGGTTCGACTGTTGAAGATAAGATTTGGCAATATACGCCGCTTCATATTTAGGGATTTGTGTATTCACAAACTTTTCGGGAATTGTTCCACCGAAGTAAGCTTGGAATTCATCATAGTTCGTGATAAAGATAGGTTCAAATGCAGGACCCTTGATGGATTCTCCAACAAGACCTAATGTCGTTACACCGACACTTTGAGCCACGAAAGATAAGTCTGTTTCTGAGGTATAGACACCGGGAGAAACGTATACTTTTTGATTTGCTTGTGCTGTTGCCATTATTAAATTGTTCTAATGCAGATTTATTTTAATGATAAATATTAGTATTTGAATGAAAAAACTTGACTTTCTGATATCTATTTATAAACGGTGAGAATAAATTCTGCCTTTTTTCTACCATGAAAACAAAGAAAGAAATCAAAAACATAAAAATATCCCCTGAATCACATGATATCCTAAAAAAATACTGTGATAAAAGAGGAATTAAAATTTATAAATTTTTGGAGAATCTAATAATTGAGAAGTGTAAAGAGAAGAAAGATATATACGGAGAAAATTAAACTAACTTATTTTCAAATAAAATATTACCATCCGAAGTATCATCATTTTTAACAACTTCGATTCTGAGAACGTCGTCTAAAGTAACTTGTATAAAGTTCAAATCTGTTCCATAATAATCTCCATTAATGAAGACATCAAACGAAATAATATTATTTGTAGAAACGATTGTCATGTCAACGGTAAAATCAACAATACCACTCAGAACGTTATTCCCTGAAACAAATAAAAAATTCTGACCAAACTCATCGGGGTTTTCAGGATATATTTTTCTTTTTTTCTTTTTGTTGTCAGACTGAACTTCGAATACTTGAGAAACTCTAGCAATTGCAGGTTTGACCTCAAACTCTTCTTCGTCAATCAAATAACCCAACATTGTAAAATCATAACTCTGAACATAATACTTTCTGGCGTCTAAACTCATTTGAGATTCATCAGAAACATTATTCAATATAATTGGAACATACTGACCTTTGATAAAGGTATAGGCTTGTCTTGAAGAAAACTTCTGCATAACAATTTTGTTGAGTTGATTCAACTCTCTCATTCTATTACAGATAAACTTCAAACTATAATTGATATCGACAGGAACAGGTTGAGGTATTGTATATATGTCCATACCTTGTTCGTTTCCGTTCCAAGTTGGGACCGATGCATAATAAAATTGTTTTCTATTCGGTATAGTATATTGTAGTGCGGGATTCGTTCCGAACTTAACCTCAGGACTTCTAACAACAGTAAGAAATGGTGGTGATGGGTTGTAATCCAAATCAACGAACAAAGCGGTTTCAACGTATTGAGACCAGTTTTGAGTAGTAATGATTGTGTCTACCATAGGAACAACTTTTCCTGCGGTTACAACTTCCAACTCACCTTTAACAAAATCGAGCATCCCTCTATCCAAGTCGGCATGTAACACTGACTTAGGCAAAAACGTTCCGTCTTTATTGATAAACTCCAATAACTGTTCCCTTCTAGCGGACAATGTTTTCTTAGGGACTAACGGTAATGTAGGTTTGACTTGTTTCGGTAATGGCATATTAAAAATATTTATTCGATTACAAATATTTTATTTTTTAAGTTTATCATAACAACCTCATTTGCGTTGTATACTGGCTCTTTCGTTTTTCTGAAAACAAAACTATCATATAAATACGGATTATATGTTATTATCTCACCCACAGGTTCTTCAGGCATTTCCTCACAAGGATATTCACAAAAATCTTCTAAGATACCAATAACGAATGCATGAACATTCTTCGATTTTTCTTTTCTAACCTTTTCTTTTCCCCCAACTCTAACTCTGAACTCAACATCTTTCAATTTCAAGTAATCGGCGTGAAAAACAACAATCCCATTTTTCTGAACTGAAAAGGTGTGTTTATGTAAATTATAATAAACCATAACCCTTTCACCGATTAAACTGTTCGATAAAGATTTTTTTTGAGCCTCGGTTATTAGAATTATCATATACCTCTGAATTCGTTTTCACTAACGAATGTTGCTGTTATCGTTCTATAGAACGGCTTATACCCACCATACGTATGTTTATTATCAGACCTGACAAATCCATCATCACTAACAACATAATATCTCACCCTATCCTCTGTTTCATAATATCCGAAATAATCACCTTTGAATATCTCTACATCTAAATCTTCAAGAGTCTTTTGATAGATTGAAAACTTCATATTACCAGGTTCGTGAATTTCAACTTTAGAGTTACCATAGTTTTTATTAGCCGGAGCCATAACTTGAACATATCCCTTAAGT